TCTAAAGTACCTGTGTATTTAAGATAAAAAGCTCGACCTGCATCTGCTGATCCATCTGCTACTGTCGTTGCATGAGTATCTGCGTTGGTGGTAATGCCTTCTGTTCCTATGCCTAAAGCTTCACCTATCAGCTCTAAATTAGCATTTGTAGAAGTACCCCAAGTTCCAGACTCATCACCTGTAGCGATTTCTTTGAGTCTTAGATTATTAACGTAAGTTGCCATATTATTTTACCTCGTCTATATATTAGATTATGCCGCCACTTCTGTCCAATTAGGAGTTTGTGAATCGTCAATTTCTTGCCATTTAAAAGGAGTGCCAAGTTCTCCTGTAGCAGATACGCCTGTTATTGTAACATTAGCTTTACAGTTAAATGTTGGATTTCCAACATATGCATTAGCATTTACATTATCACATTCAAACTTATTATTAGTTTTAGTGGTTGCAGTACCTAAAGCTGATGTTCCAGCTTGTCCTGCTGGAATTTGTTTGGCTTTGGCTATGGTGGTTGGAGTGCCTACAGCTCCAGTACCTTCTTGTCCAGTTACTGATACATTTGCTTCTGCATCTAGGACGATAGATCCAACGCCTGTTGTACCTGCAAGGCCGCTAACACTTATGCTATTGTTTGATATGGTTGTAGCTGTACCTAAAGCAGATACTCCAGCTAATCCGTTTACCCCTACAACTCCTGGCGCATCAACTGCTACACCACCATTAGTAATTGTGGCAGATAAACCGCTAGGCGATACTGTAGCTTTTGCTACAACTGATATTGTTCCTAGAGCAGAAGTTCCTGCTCCTGGAGCTGATAGTGTTAATGGTATGGGTTCGCCCCAGGTTAATTGACCCCAAGTGCCTCGACCCCAACCGTTAACAATAGCCATTTAAGGCTAGGCGATTCTTATAATTGCTGTTGAGGATGCTGCTGCTGGAAATACAATAGTAAAGTCTCCAGCGGTAGATGTTTTATCCCCACCAAAGTCAATTGTTGCAACTGATTTGTTGCTATCGCTTGAGTTGTAAATCATACAACCTCTAGCTGTTATTGTTGCTGTACTGAATGTTAAATTACCAAAGTCAGTAAAAGCAGTTGTTCCAGAGCTAGTAGGTGCAACTTTAGTTAAAGCTGATCCACCTGTACTATAACCAGTTCCGCTGGCTTGGCCAGTTGTTGTGAACGAAGTTGTGGTAGCGCCTAATGTAGCTGATGAAGTATACAAAGCTAATTTGTATGCGTCACCATTGGTTGCAAAATTATGATTGCCGAGCAACAGTTCTTTTTTAAAGCTTGTTGTAAGTGTTGATGATATTGCCATAATATTATAGTTTCCTAATTAAATCAGCAGCTTCTTTTAAATCTGCTTTTTCTAATTCATTGTTTATTGTAATCCTATCAGATTTTATAGCGTTTTGCATATACTGTTCAATAACTTTTTGAATGTTATCTTGATACTCATTTACTTGTTTTTTTATGTCTTCAGGAGCATCTTCACTTACAGATACAATTTTTTTAATACATAAGTCAGACCAAAACTCTACTGGATGACCTCCTTCGCTGGTTGTATGTACTTCAATCATTCCTAATTCAGGACCTGCTTTGTAACTTATTACCATTTATTCGGTTCTCCTACTTGGTTTTTTTTAAGATGACTATCATGTTTATCAATTAATATAGGTTCTTGTTCTTGTTTAAATTGCTGTACTTGGCTTCTTTTTTTTGCAATTAAAATCCCTTTTTCATCGGTTATAACAACCAATGGATCATCAAGCCTGTGGTAGCCATAAAGTTTTTCATGTGTAGGAACTGCTGTATCAAGCAAATAACTTGTATGTGCAACTTCAACTTGAATGCCTTGATTCATAGCTTTGCTTAACCAAAACTCTACAGATGCTCTGCCTGATTCAGCAAAATGCAAATTGCCTTTATAACTAAAATCAACTCCAAATAATTTTATTTTTTCAACTTTATTCCAAACGGCGAATGCAACTGCATACGAAACTGTATTATTTAAATAGTGACAGCCACATGCACCTAAAATTTCATCAATGGGATATTCAACCAAACCAGGGCAACGATCATCTAGCTCACATGTATAGACTGGGCCTTCATGCTCAGTAAGAAGTTTAGACATACTATTTGTTTGGCCGCCTGCATCATCGGTATCTAAAAATCTAGATGGTGGATCCATCATAAATACTCTATCGTGAAATATAACTGATGCTACTGCATTTATAGCCCAAACCTCATCAAAGTGTGCGCCATGTGATTTTGCTAAATTATAATCAAACCAACTACTGCCCATCCCCACAATAGCTACGGTTTTACCTTCAAGTTTCTTGATTGGTTTCATATCTTCTCCTTTTTTAAAAACTAAGTAATCTGCGTTCTTAACGAATCATATCTGTATTCGTCTCTTCTTCCTCTTGCCTCTGCTTTATTTTTTAATCTTGCCATTTCTTGTTGAAATCTATCTTCATATAGTTTCATCATATCTGGATCGCCTTTCATAAAAATATAAGCTTCGACCAAACATCCATACAATAAACCATTTCTTGCATGTTCTGATATCCAAGTCCCAGTTGTATCTGTAACTAAAGAATTTGGTTTGTATAAGTAATGAAGTTCCACATCATAATTTTTATCTGGAACTGGAGATACTATTAAAGTAGATCCATTGTTTGCTGCTGTAGAAAGTTCTTTATCAAAATCTGCATAGTACAAAGGTCTGCCTTGTTCAGAGGCAGGAGTGTTAGCTTGTCCGCCCATCCCTGTATGATTTGTGCAGTAGTAGTAAAGAGTTGGAGCATCTACTGCAACTATTATCTGTGTATAAGCTCCTGCGCTCCCTGGCGTACCAACAGTTGTTACTCCAGTTGTGTATTCTGTTCCTTCGCCCCAAGTACCATTGCTTGTTATTGAAAACCTTAACGGATGATTTAAGTTACTACTATCAGACTGGTCAAATTTGTATGTTTGTCCTTCTGTTAAACTTACAGTAGGACTGTTAATACCATTTAAATAATATTTATTGCCTGAACCATAAGTGTTTACACCACTTGCTACTGTAACTGTGTAAGTAGTAAGAGATACAACCGCATCGTCAGAATACGCACGCATAAAACTTGTATGTTTTTTGTCTAAATAATGATAATCGTTAGTGTTGCTGTCAATTACAGCTAACGAAAAAGATAATTCAAAATCATTTGGAGCTGTTAAATATCTAGAGCCAGCGGTCATCAAGCCTGTTACATTTTTTCTAAAGTAATCAAATTGAACAAGTTCAAATATTCTTTCTTCTGCATTTTTAATAAAATCATCTAAAGTTGCTACAAAAGTAGTTTCAGAGTTTTCTGAAAAATTTTGAATTAAAGTTTTTAATTCAGTTAATGTTAAAGGACTGCTCATATTAAGTATTTATTTGACCGCCCATTCCTGAGTGATTAGTACAGTAATAATAAAGCGTAGGTGCTCCACTTGCAACTTCTATCTGGGTGTAAGCCCCTGAAGAGCCAGGAGTGCCACTTGTAGTAACGCCTGTTGTATATTCAGATCCACCAGAATGAGTTCCATTTGAAGTAGTAGAAAATCTTAAAGGATGATTATTGTTGGTACTATCTGACTGGTCAAATTTGTAAGTTTGGCCTTCTGTTAAAGTTAAGGTTGGAGCGCGAGAACCATCTATATAGAAATAATTTGCTCCTAAATAGTTAGCTACTGTTACTGTATACGTTGTTGGGCTTGGAGTAGGGCTTGGGCTAGGACTTGGAGAAGGCGATGGAGACGGAGACGGAGCAGAACCATCTGTAACAACAGATACAGATCCTAGGTCACTTGCTATTTCAGAAACTGTAAAATTTGCTCCTATAATATCTGAGTTCATATAATGAGGTGTGTAGATATCGGTATAAACAACCACAACATAACCTTCACCAACCTCTTTATCTGTATCTGGTCTTGGCCTGTAAAGTGCTTGAGGATCAGCAGGAGCTGTATGCGGTTCTAGTTGAGGGTGTTTTGGCTCAAAACACTCAGAACAAACTTTAAAACCAGTCCATTCTTTTTTTAAATCTTTTAAAGGGTATTCAAACGCACACCTATCGCATAAACCTATTGCAAATTTACCTGAAGCGTAAGACATGTTACCTCAAACTATTAAACGGCCTAATTCTAAATGATGCTTTATCTTCATCAGTAGACATAGCCCTATCAAATTCTTCTTCGTATACTTGTTTTAATAATTGAACTTTTTCTGGAGCTCTTTTAATTGCAATATAATATGCAAGACCTGCTGCAAAACAAGGATAGAATCTAAAAGGCATATCCATTGTATTAGTTGCAGCGTCGGCATCATCCATTCTAATCATTTTATTAAAAACTAAAATGTCTGTTGAGTTATCTGGCGTAGGCCAAACTTTTAAAACAGGTGCATTTAATTTGTCTAAAAACCATTGAGAAGGCATGCTTTGAGTTGTTTTGTTGGGGATGTTTAAATAAGAACTTCTGCTTAACCTATCAATAGAAATGTCCGTTTGTTCTCCATTTGTTGTACGCCTTAAAACAACATCTAGAATATCAATCACGTTAGAATTTAAAGTATATTCAGCTGTTCCTTGAGTAACAGTTTGAGTATCTTGCTCTATTGTCCATTGGTTAAGGCCTCGGTTGGCCCATTCAGCAAGCATTAAGTTAATAGATCTTCTAGCAGTTTTTAAATCATAACCAGTTCTAAGCTCTAGACCACATCTTTCAAATGCTTCCTCTACGAACTCAGCTACATTAGGTTCAAAATTTGTACTACCTGAAAGTGCCATTATTTCTTACGTTTGGTTGTTTTAAAAGATCTTTCTATTTGTTTCGCTTGTTTCAAATGAAGCTTTGAAGCTCCTTTTAATTCTTTAACAAGTTTTCTTTTTTGTTGAATTGATAGCTCAGTCATTATTTATTATCCTCTTGGTTATACAAATTATCAAATGTTATGTTTGGATCTATATAACTTTCATGTTGTTCTGCTGAATGCGTCCATTGAGAAGGCATAAAGTCTGGAGCTCCCTCACCTACACGCCATAAAGCAGGATTTGTAGCTCTTACTCTATTATTTGGTAAAGCTACAAAATTGCCAGTATATTCACCAGCATCTGTTAAATATAACACATGTGACTGTTTATGTTGAGCAGGATCATCTGCTATAGAGTTTTCTGTGTAATCTACTGTAAACAAATACTTACCCATGTGAAACTCGCCACCTATTTTACAAAGCCAAGGCGATGAACTTACTCTATCTAAAACTACAACAGAGTGATGATTACTTAGACAATCCCACGGCTGAGCCAAATGATCTTCCATAGGAGTTGGCCATTCTTCTAGGGGAATGTCTGCTACTAAAGCTTGTATAGGCATTCTTGCCCACATAGCGCCACCATGAACATTTGGCGCATCTTCTTCATTGTCTATCTCACATCCAGTAAAAACTACTTGAAATGATAAAGATCTATCTGGAATAGTATTAACACCTATAACAAGAGCGTGTAGATACTCTCCGTGATAGTTGCTATGGTTGGCTGTAAACTCTTTTCTTACCCAACATTTAAACTGAGGTATGTTGGAAATTAAATATGACATGTAAGGTGCAAATTAAACTTTGCCGCCTTTAGACATATATTTAGTACCTTTCATAGCGCCGCCTTTGGACATATATTTAGTTCCTTTTGCTGCGCCACCTTTGGACATATATTTAGTTCCTTTTGCAGAACCGCCCATTGCATAGCCTTTAGTTCTTTTATACATTATTTTTTACCTTTTTTAGTTGTTTTTTTTGCTGGAGCTTTCTTAGCTACAGTTTTCTTTTTGGGCATATTAAGATAGATGCGATCTTCTTTTACAGGCTCATCTGGTCTTACTTTTGCTTTTAACCTTGCGGCCTCTTTAGCTTTCATTTTATCTTTTTTTGTCATAATTGCCTCTCTGGGGTTTTTTAATTTTGCAATAATATTATTCTATCTTAATATATTAGCTATTGCTCCTAATAAAACTTAGTTTTTTTTCTTTTGTTATTCATTACTTTACCACATCCTCTAGCAATTCTAATTTCTACGACATCGCCTTCTGATTTTTTAACTCTGCCATTTTTCCAACTAATTCTTTTAGAGCTAGTTTTTTTCTTGGCTGCTGATGTGCATTGAGCTTTTGTTGGTCTACAAGCAGGATAACTTCTACGTTTTTCACCTTTTTTTCTACCGCACGGTTTACCAGTTTTACAATCTACCCATCCTGTACCGTCATTTTTAGAAAACCAATCTCTAAGTGTTTCTTTTTTAGCCATTAGCTTAGTTTAGTTTTTGTTCTTTTGCCTGCAAGCATGTTGTTAAAACCTCTTGCTTGAACAAATGTTGCTTCGCCACCAAGTGCTTTTTTTATTCTTTTTTTACTATTACCGTAATTGGCTGCACCAACTTTTCTGCATTGAACCAATCTGCCGCTAGCATATGCGCTAGGCCAAACTTTTGCACTACGCTTTACTTTATGATAACAAGCGTCTTTTTTGGTTTTCTTTTTAGCTGCCATTTAACATTTCCACCTTCGTCTTGCTTGACGTATTCTTGAGTTAGGATCGTTTCTTGTTTTAGCAGAACTTTTCTTTAGCTGACCAAGCGATCTAGCGCAATAAGACTTACGCCTTTTTGCTGCTTTACTGCCTTTTTTAACTTTGCCTGTTACAGCAGTTTTAAGCTTAGATCCAGGATTGGCCTTACGATAAGCGGCTACACCTTTTTTGGTCATACCAGCGCCAGACTTAGTAGACCTATAGTTAGCTCCTTTGCCTGTGGTAGTTTTACGTATAGGTTTTGCTTTTCTGCGTTCTGCCATAACACTTAATATAGTAGCACTATAAAAGTGCTACTACAAAAATTTAAGCAGCGTAGTTTTTAAAAAGAGTTAACACTATAACGTACGAGTCATTGGCGCCAGCGCCTGTCGTAGTTAGCTTTATATCACCTGTTTTTCCACCTGCGGCTGCTGTATTTATTATTCCGCCAAACTCTGTAAAGTCTTCGTCAGTTGTGTAATCTGCATTAAGATCCCAACAAATAGTAGGAGTAGTTGCATCCCATAAAAGTTTTACACTCATGCCAAAGGTTGAATAAACAATCTTTGCAAGACGAACACCCGTACATGCTTTGCCATAGTTGTTAGGCTGCAAAGCGCTAACGTCTACTTTTTTTACTGCACTTTCACCCGTACCATCAGATGTACTGGTTAGCTGAATAATAGCAAGCCTATCGCCATCTAACAGAGTTGTTGATGTTGCTGCATCTGCCATTGTTTACTCCTATCTTTCAACCATTACATTAATGTAATCAACAGTCATAGTTTTTGCTACTGCTTCGCCATTTTGAATACCAAATGAAATAGTTAGATCTTCATCATTTGGAAAGTTAGTATCTACAAGAAAAGGTTGCGCTAAAGGCTCTGCATTATTAACAGAGTAATGGACATTTGAAGTATTTGGGTCAATAAACCAACTTAAAGTAATAAATGTATCATTTGCCATAGTAGCGATACTTGAAGCGGTAGTAGCGGTATTGTTTTTCTCAATAGCTAGATCAACTGTCGCTGCTCCATCTGATTTAATGAAATAAATACCATCTGTTACATCAAGAGGAGAGGTATCAGTTATGTGTAATCCCATTACGAAATCACTTTGAGTGGCATCACTTACTTTAAATCTGCTTGAAAAGAAAGCTCTTTTCCCAGCAGCAAGCCTAAATGCTTCGCCTTTTAGCTGTAAGAAGTCTAAATCGTTATCTCCAGCAGCGTTGGTAAGCAATAAAGCCCCACCAGCGGATGAAGTAACTGCTTCTGTTGCACTACCTGTGCCAGCTTCAGTTGTAGTGATTGTCCAATCACCAGAGTTGTACGTCATAAAGTCATTAAAATAACCGTAGTACGTTTGATCCGATGGATATGGTTGAAACATCGGTAAGTCTTTTTTACTTTTACTAGCAACAGTATTACCTGCCCATAGTATTAGATTTTGAAAATGCGGATTAGCCATTATGAACTCCTTTTATTTGTATTAATGGAAACCTTACGGTCCTCATCAAGCTAATTAACAAATTTAAGTTTACTATGAG